CCCGTCGAAAAACCTGATCGCCGCCCGCATCTGGTTCTCATCAGCGACGAGTTGAGCAACCGCATCACCGACGGTGACGTTGCCGGTCAGGTACTTGTCGATCACCTTCCCGAACCGGTCGGTGAACGCCTGGGTTTTCGCCAGCTCGGTCCACAGCCGACCCGACGACCACTCCTGCGCGGTCGCCTCAGCAACCAGAGCCAGAGCGTCGGGGGCGTTCCCCAACCATTCGGGCAGATCCTCTAGACCGAGGGCGCGGACCTCACGCTCGGTCCGCGAGGTGAACGATTCGGTGGCGCCGATCTCCTGGTCGATCATCCCCGCCTCCACATACCCGCCGGTCTCGAACCCGGCTTGAGTCACGGTCGCCATATCGTCGAAGGCTTCCGCCGACCCGAACAACTCGACGAGGCGAGCCTTGTTCCCCACCTCGAAAGCCATGTCCACACCACGCCACTTGTAGACCACGTAGAACAATTCGGGGGCGTCAGACCCCGCCGGGTTTTTCACTTTGAGGAGGCGTCCACCCTGGCTGATCTTGGTGCCGCCCACCGCCACCACCGACGTTGACGGTTGGTCAGCGTCGACCACCCCAGTGCCCGCCATCGCCGAGAACTGTTTGGTCCCCGCAATCAGAGCCTGCGCGGTGGCGGCGTCAGTCCCGAACCGCTGGATGATCTTGGACTCCCCCACAACGAACTCGAAGATGTCCGACCGGACGCTCTTGTCGGTGCGGGTGCCGGCGGTGATCTCAGCCACCCACCCCGCGATTCGGGCAGCGTCCACTTTGCGGAGATCCTCAGGAAAGAACTCATTGATGTTTTGGAGGGCGAAAGACACCTCGTTGTACTTCGCCCCGGGGGGGATCAACGCCAGGAGCTGTGCGAGGGTGGCGGGCATCAGCCGATCCCCACCCCTGAGAGGGTGTTGGCCAAACGCCGGGAGAACCCGCCGCCCTGTTCCACCTCACGGCTTCGGCTCACCCGTTTCAACTGCTCGGCCGGCCCCGCCCCCGAGGTGACCGCCGACTCGGTCTGCATCCGAGTGAACTCCGCGGTCTGGCCGAGCCCACCGATCGGCTGAGCGAACGACGCCAAAAACTCCTCCTCGGACTGACCCGGGGTCTTGTGCTCGTAGATCCTCCCCCACCGCGGCAGGGCCCGCAGCGCGGTGCGGACGTAGGTGTCGAAGTCGAGTTGGCCGCCCTTACCCGACCAGAACGCTCGCGCCTCCCGCACGTAGCGGTCGACGATCCCCCCCACCACCGCGTCGGGAGCGGGGTTGGGGTCCAAGAACCAGTTGTTGTACATGTCCGCGGTCTGAGCGACCAGGTGGTTGCGGTCGAACTCGATGTCGCGGACAGCGCCCCCGCCGCCACCTCCGCCGCCCCCTGACGTGCGAGGGCCGAGCCGCTCGAGAAAGTCGGCGCCTGAGATGAACGGGAGGGCACGCTTGGACCGGTCGACTTGGTCTCGGATGTAGTCGGGGATCTGGCGGGGGTTGCGGACGAAACGGTCGAGCCCGTCGAGGACCGTCTGAGCAGGATCATCGGTCCGGGCCCCGCCCACCGCGATCCCCGGTTGACGGCCCACGTCCGCCCCCGCAGCGATCCCGCCACGCTCCATCGCGTCCGCCGACCCGATCGTTGACGGGGCCTCACCCGACACCTGACCTCGCGCCGCTTTCGCCCGGTCCGGTGGCAGCAGGCTCACATAGCGGGAGACCACTTCCTCCACCGGCTGCTCGATCGTGAACCGGGGTCCGGTCAGCGGGTCGTTCGACACTCGCACCGGGACCATCGCCCCCTCCACTTCGATCTCGGTGCGGAACACCGACGGCATCTCATCGAGCTGAGTGCGGATCGGCAGGTACCCCGCCCCCGCCACGAAATCCTCGTTGTTGAGCATCTGCTCGGCGAGGTCGGTGGGGAACTGCGACCCGGTCGGTGCCATTTCCGCCGCCCACTCGTTGATGAACGCCCCGATCAGGGGAGACATGTTGGTGGCTTCACCGTTGAAGATGGTCGCCTCGATCCACTCCCGCACCCGGTTGAAACCGAACGGGTCCTCAGATGAGAACCGTCCTCTGACCTCCGCCGCCTTGTCCTCATCCACTGTGTCGGGGTCGACGTAGCCGACCTCCCCAGCGAACAGGGAATCGTCGGTGGGGTCGGTGGGGACCTCCCCGGCGGCGGCGATCAGCCGCTGGTTGAGAGCGGTCAACGATGAGAGCCCGACGGTATTGAAGTCTCGGGCGGTCACTGGCGGCCCGCCTCATAGATCGCTTCGAGGTCCAAAACGGTGCCTCCCACCCCCGCACCACGGGGGTTCTGAGCGGTGAACACACTGGGATCGTAGATCGGGACCCCGTCGATGTAGAGCCACGCGATGAGTCGGTGCTCGCCGGGGGCGGTGAGTTGGCTCATCCCGAACAGCTCCGGTTTGTAGAAACCGACCACCACCTCATCAGCACCCTCAACCAATGCTTGAAGGTTGGTGCGGGCGTCCTGGTAACCCTCCTGGGTGACTTCGGGGGCGTTGATCCCGATGAGGCGGACCCGCATCGGACCGTCGGCGAGGAGCACCGAGATGGTGTCGCCGTCAACCACCTCCACGTCGGCGAGTTCCTCCCCGGAGAGGGTGAGCCCCGACTCGAGCTCGGCGACCGGCGGCGGGACCGGCGGCTCGTAGTTGAGCGGCCCGAAGAACGGTTCGATCTCCTGGCGGTAACCCTCCTCGGTCGTGTACCCGAGGTTGATCGCCTCGGAGAACCGGTCCCGCACCTTCTCCTTCACCGGTTCGGGCCAGTCCTCCACCGACTCGAACCCCATCTTCTTCGCGTCGAGCTCCGCCTGGTGGATCGCGTCGAGCAACCCTTGACCGAAAGCGTCATTGTGGAGGGCAAGTTGGCCATGCACCGCCCCCTTCTCCAAGGTGTTGACCAGCATCGGTTGAGCCACGTCGAACCGCTCGTCGAAGTCGTCGAGGAGCGAGAAGAACTCCCCGTAGCTGTATTCGGTCCCCGCCACCACGTCCATCCCCGCCGCTTTGAGGACCATCGCCTCCCGAGTCTGCAAGGTGAACCGGGTGCCCTCGATCGACTTTTTCACGCCCGCCTGCCAGGTCCGGTGCGACACCGCCTCCCACACTCCATGCACTCCACGCTGACCCGACTTGTAGACCGCCTCCGCAGCGTCCTGCATCCACCCCGGATCGGTGGGGGTCGACTCCATGCGGCGTGACACGATCCACCCCGCACGTCGAGCGTCAGCGACCATCTCCCCGCCCTGAGGCCCGGGGGGGATGTTTTGGAGTCGCCCGGTCAACTGGCTGATGTAGGAGCTTCGGAACTCGGCGTGGGTCATCTGCTGGTCCCCGACGGTGCGGACCCCACCCCGCGACGGGATCCCCGAATCCTCGTTCTTGGCGATCAGGTTCACCGCCAACTCAGGGTTGGTCAGATGCAGGTAGTCCATGTAACTGAACCCGGGCAGTACCTCCACCCGGCCGGCGTCGAAGTAGATCGAGGTGAGCCGGTCGTCGAGGTAGGCGAGCTCCTCAGGAGTGGCCGACCCGGCAATGTAGCGGTCCCAAGCCTCTTTGATCCGCGGGGTTCCCTCATCGTTGGGGAGGAGGTCGGCGATGGAGAACAACCCCGCAGCGGACATCGCGGTGAACCGCTGGTCGTCGAACAGCCCCTCATAGGCGCGCAGCGCCCGGTATTCGGCGTCGTATCCGGTGAGCGGCAGGATCCGGTCCCGCTGATCCTGAGTCCACTCTCGACGGTTGGCCTGAGTGGCGCCCTCCACCGACAGCCCAATGATCGCCTCGTTCCATTCGGGGGACCCGGGAACCAGATTCCACACGTTCTCAGAAAGCCAGTCTGACCCGAGCGCCGCCTGAAAGTCGCCGGTGGAGGCGGGAACCTTGTTGTCGGCGACGATGTTCGCCAGGCTGCCCAACGCCCCAGGGTCGGAGTGGAGGTCCCGTCCCCTTAGCGCGTAGGCACCCCGGAACATTCCCACTGTGTAGTCACGCAGCGAGCGGCGGGAGTTGGGGAGGATCCGGTTGAAAATCTCCTCGAGCGGGTCGTCGGCGGTCTCGGTGAACTCGAGGGCGGGGAACACCGCCATGATCTCTTTCTCCAAGTCCTCGCCGATCCACCCCGCGTCGACCGCAGCGTCGAACATCCACGACGGCAGCGGACCCAGTTGTGGGGTGACATCGAGGAGGAACTCGGAGTCGAAGTGCATCGGGAAGAAGGTGAGGTTGTCGATCATCTGGTCGACCACCGACTCCTGATCGTTGTTGACCGTGGCCACCATGTGCGCGTATTTCGCCCAGGCCCTCAAGTTGAGCGGCAGCCGCTCCACCGCCGCCAACGCGCCGCCCGCCACCGACCCCGCCAACTTGTTTCGCATCTCCATCGACACCGGCAGGGTGAGCGGTTTGACCATATGGTCGGTCCACCATGACAAGAAGTCGACTTGGGCCCGAGCGAACGGGAACAGCAACGCGGACTCCGCTCCCCGGCCGAACAGCGACGACGAGGTGAAGGTGTACATCAGGTCGTCGGTGCGTCGCTCGGCGTTAGCGGCGGCGGAGGCCGCCAACTGCGCTTCGGTGACCGCTCCACGCTCGGCGATCATTTGAGACACCATCGCATTGTCCGAGCCCTGTTTCAGATAGAACTCCGCGGTCTCCCGGTCCAACTTCGCGTAGTCCATGAGACGCTCCACGGTGAGCACCCGCTCCCCATGCCGAGCGAGCAGCGTCTGGTAGTTGTCGTCAAAGAACTGCTCGTAGAACACGCCCGACCGACGGCCCGCCGGCGCCCCGAAGAACACGTTGAAGGCTCGACTCCCGAAGTCGGTTTTGCCCGACAACCCCGGCACCTGAGAGACAGCGTTGAGCAGCCGGGCGTCGGGGCCGGTGGTGGCCAACTGGTCCCCGGCTGTGACCGCCGCCCTCAACAGGCGCTCCCGCATCGGGCCCCGCGCCCCCTCGTCGACAAACAGGTTCAGCCAATTGTCCAGCACGTTGCCGAGGATCTCGAACGCGTCGTCGGCTGTGATCTCATCTCCCACCATCGCTGTGTTCCGAATCGTCACTTTGATCTGGCGAGCCTCAACCCTGCCCGGTTTGCCACCATCCACTCCATGCTCCCACCACTCCAAGAATCCGGGCGGGGCAGCCCCGGGGTCATGCGGTTGGTCAACCCAGCGGGCGTACTGGCGGAACCGCTCGTCTTGGAGCAGGGACCCATTCAGCCACCGTTCCACTTGGAGGCGGTACTGGCCGAGGTTCATCTGCGTCGGGTCGGTCACCCGCCGCGGCGGGCGGGGCACCCACCCGTAGTCGGCGAAGTCGTCGGGGAACATGCCTCCCACGTTGCGGGAGTTGGCCGCCGCGTAGGAGTTGGCCACCGTGGTCCCCCCACCCCGCAGATGCTTCACCGCCGACTCAGTAGCTCGCCCAACCCCGGGGATGCCCGCCACCGTCGAACGGGCGAACCCGCCGAACTTGCCGGTGACCGCGAGGAACCGGCTGGTCTCGTCGAGGGTGACCTTCCCCGCGGTGATCGGGGTGAACAACAGGTTGACCACGAACGCCAACTTGGCGCGTCGGGTCCATTTGTGGAGACGGTCGTTGCGGAGCTGGGTCATCCATTTGCGGTAGAGGGTGTCATCCCCGCCGATCTTCTCGAACACGGTGATCTCATAGGGGGAGGCGGGCAGCATGACGTGTTGAGTCTTGGACAGCATCCCAATCGCGTTCGCTTGACGGGCCAACTCCACGTTGTCGGCGGCCATCCCCATCATCAACGCCAAGTCCTCGTCGCCGGACTCCACCGTCCCCCGCTCCAATCCGGTCACCACCGACCAGTCCCGAACCGGGACGTCGGGGGCGAAGGGGTTGACCTTCCCTGGGATCACCGGGATCACCTCACGCCCGAACTGGGTGTTGAGGTCGATCGCCTTCTCCTCATACAGCCGGTACGCCTGGTCGGCCATCGCGTTGCGGACCGCGTTGCCGGTGCGGACCGAATCGGCCTCCACCGCGGTCGCCGCGTTGAGTTGACGGTGAGCCGTCCGCGCCGCCTCCCGCCGGGCGGCGAGACGTGGTGCGGCGTCGTCGACCCGCCGTGACATCACCTTGTGCATCCGGTTGAGCTCGGTGCGGATCGACGCTTCGGTCGCCTCGTCGTAGCCCTGAGTGTGGAGGGTGGTGAGAGCGTGTTGGATCTCCCGCAGATTCTGGTTGACCGCTGCGGGGTCCGCAGCGTCGAGCATCTGGCGGGTCGGTCCACCAAGATCGTGCATCGCACGACGGGCCTGTTCTTTGGTCGCCGCAGCCGCGCCCGACATTGCGAGGGGGTCGCCCGCCGCCATCCGAGCGTCGGCGGCACCAATGACCAGTCGAGAGACCCGCTCGGGGTCGGCGGGGAAGAACTGGACGGCGAGGTCCCCGTAGTTGGTGAGCGCCATGTTCTCCCCGAGGCGGAAGGTGCGGACCGTGCTCTGTTTCGACAGGTACTTGAAAAAGGTGTCCATCTTCTCGGGGGAGACGGTGACCCCGGGGATTTTGCCGACCGCAGCGTCGAGCACCCGGCCCACCCCCTCGATCGTCTTGTGCCGCACCGGCCCACCCAGGCTGTTCGGCAGCCAGTTCTTGTTCATCGCCCGCAGCCACACCTCGTTGACCTCATCCACCGTCGAGGCCGGGTTGACCGCGAGGCGCAACATGTCGGCGTATTCGGCGTCGGGCAGCCCCACCGACGACCCGACCACTGACATCACCCCCCGGGTGTTGGCGACCGTCTCGCTCACAGCGACCCGCTCCACGGCGGGGAGCAACACCTTGCCCGCAGCGTCGAGCACCTCGTCCCCAGCGAGGGCGGCCACCTCATCAGCCCCGGTGAGGCCGAGACGGGCCACCTCCGCGATCCGCTCCGCCGCCGGGAGCGCACCGACCCTGCCCGCATTGGCAATCTGATTGGCGACGTGCGGGAACGCCCCCATACGGAGGTAGGCGGCCCCGTATTTCCCGGGTTGGGCCAACGCCTGACGCGCCAACGCCCGCAGCCCACGGCCACCAACGAAGATGTAGTTGGAAGGGTCGAACACCCCACCGACCGCCAGGTTCGCCGCATCGGCCCACCCGCCTTCGAGGTGGAAGAACTTGGTGGTGTTGTTCAGGTACTCGCTGGCGGTGGTCCCGAACTCGGGCCGGTCGGTGACCATCGCGTCGAAACGCTGCTTGGCCTCCTCGAGGTCACCACCGATGAGAGCCCCGAACCCGCCCCACATGTCCCGGTCGAAATCGATCTTGTTTATCCCGATCCACTGAGTGAACTGGTCCCACCATTCCAGCCGCTCCAACACCTCCCCCATCCCCGTCTCCAACGCTCCCCCGAGGGTCGACCGGCCTTCCACGTCGCCTTCCAACTGGGTCAACAACTCGGCCTGAGTCAGCGTCTCGAACTCGTCGCGGAGCGCATCTCGGTTCTCGGCCACCGTCTCCGCCGCCATCTCAAGCGCGCTCTGAGACGTGACCCCTGGGTTGTCGGCGATGAACGCCCCGGCGATCGACGCCACGATCTGATCTGTGGGGAGTGGGATCACCGACGCCAACCGCACTGACTCCGCGGTGATCCGACCCTGCTCGTCGCGCATCGCGTCGGACTGACGCTCCAACGGGCCGGGTCCGCCCTGCACCTCCCCCGAGGACCACGACCACGGGTTGAGACCCCCAGCGGAGGTGAAGGCGTACCAGAGCCGATCGAGTACACGCTGCCCCGTCGGATGCTCGTCGAGGAACCCGCCAATCTCATGCGCCTTGTCGATGATCGCCTGAACCCCATGCACCCCCTGAGCCCCGGTCAGCGACCCGCCGGCGACCCGCCCGTCGGCCTGAGCCCGCACCACTTCGGTCATCACGTCGAGATGGTTCTCAGGGTTGAACCCGGGCCCGACGTCGATCCCGATGGTCTGGTCCCCAACGGTCACCGCCAACAGCCGCGACGACGGTGAGTACGACCAGGCGCCTCCCACGTCGAACAGGGTTTGGAAGCTCTGCGCTTTCGCCAACCCACCCGGAGCCCCGACCCCGGCTCGAGCGCCTCCCAACTCGACAGCCCCCGTCACGTACCCCGAGATGAACTCCTCACCGAGCGCGAGAGCGTCCTGGGAGGTGAGCGCCTCGAAGGTTCCCGACATCGCGTCGGCACGCTCGGAGGTCACCCGAGCCGCGAACTCGGCCGCCCCCACCTCCCAGGCGACCTCTTGAATCGCGTCGAACACATCGCCTTGGGGGACGATCCGCTCCCCCCGTGCCATCTTGGCGGCGATCTCGTCGTCGGTCAGCGCGAACAGGGCGTTCACGTCGGACTCGAGAGTGCTGATCATCGCCGGGTTGTCCTGAGCCAGTTCCAGGTAACGCTCGGCGATCGGGCGGCTCACCCGACCCAGGTCGAGACCCGGGTACTTCCCCCCAATGTGGAACGCGACCGCCGCCTGCGCCCGCTGACGGAGATCCTCGTTGATAAGAGCCTGAGGACCCACCGCTCCCAGCGGGTACTCGTTGATCTTGGGCACCACCGGAGGGCCACCACCCTCAAGTACGGGTTGAGGGCTAGGAGTGTCCCGCAGTTTCTCGCGTGGTGGCCGAAACTCGCCAGGAGCCCGCGTCGTCACGCCTCACCCCCTCGAGGCGAGGCGGGCGAGGACCGCAGACCCGAACGTCGACTGGGATGAGGCGGCGAGAGCGGTCAGCGGCGAGTCGACCTGGCCGGGGCCGGGAGCGGGAGCGGCGGCGTCGTTCACGAATGGGAAGTCGGCGGGGGTCCGCCCCATCAGAAGGTCCAACCCCGAGAGTGGGGCGCCGGATGGCGGGGGGGACCCGGTCGTGAGCGGGCCCCCGGTTCCGCCTGGGACCTGAGGAGGTCTGGACGGAGAGGAGGCTAGCGGAAGGTCGGCCTGTTGCATGGCTGCGACGTTCGCCTGTCGGTCGCCGTAGGCACCACCGGTGGGGACCAGGTCCTCGACGGCCATCAGTAGAACAGCCTCTCTGGATACCGAGCGTGGTAGACACCGTCAATGAGTCTGCGCAGGCACCACCTGTAGCACAGGTTTCGCTTACGCGGCGGCAACCCAGTCCGGCAGAACCAACAGTGGTTGTCCTCGCCGCGTCCTCGAAAGACCGCCCACGCCAACCGTCGGAATCTCATGTGGCCACCCCGGAGTACGCCTGCAACGCCGCCAAAACCTCTTTGCTCACTTCGAGCGGGTCTCTGCTCAGATCATCAACGGCCACCTCCACACCGACGCCGGGACGCCGCATCACCATCTCATTGACCTGCCGCATCACTTCGATCAGCTCCGCCACATAATCTTCCCCGTATTGCGCTTCCACCGCTTCAAGAATGGAGCCCATGGTCACGCTCACGTTGCGGTCCCTCCTGGGGCTCCCGCCGCGGCCAACCGTCTCGCAGGTCCCGGCAGCTGTGGCATCCCCGGAGGGCCACCACCCGGAGGGCCACCACCCGGCATCATCGTCGGAGGCATCCCCTCCGCCTGACCAGGAATCCCACCCGCACCGAGACTTCTCACCATTTTCATGATGTCCGCACGGCCACCAGGACTCATCGGTCCACCCTGGCCGGCTTCGGGCGCGGGCGGCACCTGAGCTTTGCGGATCGTCTCATACACCGCCTCGCGCATCGTGTTGTTGTCCGAGTCGATGAGGTCGATGAACTGCACCAGAGCGGTCGTGTCTCCTGACATCACGGTTTGGGGGAGGATCTGATCGGTGAACAATGCGATCAGCTTCTCAATCCCCATCTCAGTCTCCTCAGCGAGAGCATCCTGAGTCATCCCCGAACGCTCCATGAACGTCCGACGGCTGATCCCTTCGAGGTTGCGGGCGAGGGCGAGGCGGGTGAGGTGCTGCTGCTCGTCGAGACCGGTCCGGTCACCGTAGGAGCAGGCGTACCGCCAGTCCATCTTGAACAACTGGACCGGGTCGTAGGACTCCTCGCTCATCGACTCGGCGATCGGGTCGACCACGTTGATCTCCTTCTCCCCCGCACACCAGATCTGGTCGAACCCCGCGGTGATCGAGGTGACGTCGGCGACCACCATCTCAGCGTCGCCCTGCGCCGCGGCCAGCTCGGCGTTGAAGGTGCCCATCAGCCCCTTCACCCCTTTGTCCGACACGATGGAGGCCCCCGCCTCGCCGGACCGTTGGGCGGGCTCGAAAGCGTCACGGCGGGCACCGTCCATGATCCGCTCCACGGTCTGTTGCGCCTCGAAGTTGACCGGGGGACGGTCCCGGTCGATGAACGCCTTGCCCAACCCGTTGCCGACCAGCACCGCGCCCAGCCCGTACTCCTCAGGGTTCTCGATGTTGTCCAACACCACGGGTGCGTATACCGAGGCGTTGAGGTCGTCGAGGGTGCGGGCCATGAAGTTCTGAGCGATCCGCAACGCGGGGATGATGTCCATGAGCGCCCCACGGGGAGAGTCGTTGTAGGTGACCCGGGCGGAGGCTTTGATCGGGCACGACCCCAGCTTGTGTTTGTGGGGTTCGACGATCCACTCCACGATCACCGACCCGAACCCGTCTGCCGGCCCGAACTGCACCCCCTGATGCTCCAACGGGAGGCCCGAATCGCCGAGGGCGACCGCCCAATGGTCCTCGTCCATGTACCAGATCTCCTCGAGCCAGACCAGTTTCCCCGAGCGGGCGGAAGCGTGGCGGATCCGAGCGGAGACGATGGCGGGGTGGCCACGGCCCCAGTCCGCTTCGAGGTCGGCGACCCGACGTTGCCGGATGATCAACCCCGCCACCAGACGGCCCCGGCTGTCCCAACCCAGGGGGTAGAGGTGGCGGGGGTTGGTCACCTCGAAGTAGGCGAAGCGCGACGCCGACGGGCGGGGGTTGGGGCCGGCGAACCCGGTAGCCCACGGATTCGCGCACATCACCCCGGCATGGAGCCAGTCCCGGTACAGCCGCTGGCGCATCTTGCGGAGGTTGGACCGCTCCCAGTACGACAGCCCGACCCGCTTGCGTTTGGAAGCGTTCTTCTCCCCCTCATCCTTGCGGGTTCCCCGAGTGGGAGGGGTGAACAGGCTCAACGGGACCGCCCCAGCGGTCAGAGTCTTGTCCTTGAGAGTCTGGCTGTACAAGTTCTCGACGAGGGGACTCGATGAGTCGACCGAACCGTCGGGCCACATCACCTCCCAATCCCCCCGAGCGACCGCATCGCACATCAACAGCTCTGACTTCCACACCTGGTGGGCTTCGATCGCTTGCTGACGGAGGTATCGGAGGTCGAGTTCGGTGATCACCGCGTCGCCAGACTACTCACCCTCGCCCATCTGACGCAGTAGGTCCAACGGATCGCCCCGATGCAATCCCGCCCGAGGGCTCCGCTTCCCACCCTTGCCCTCCACCGCCCGCTCCATCCGGTTCTGACGGCGAAGGTCGTACTGCGCCCGCAACGCCTTCGGCACCCCCACCGTCAACCCCGACCCACGAACCGGGCCTTCGATCATCGTCCGCGCCTTCAACCACGGAATCCAGGTGGCCATCATCAAGTCGTCGGGGTGGTGGCCGGGACGTCCCGGCTTGGACCGCTCAGGGGAAGCGTCCCACGCTTTCATATGCGATTCGAGCTCGGACGCCCGCCACTGGTCCTCCTTGGTGGAGTAGGGAATCCGCAGTTTCCCCGACAGCATCCATGACGCCAGCGCTCCCGGCCCCTGCTCCGCGCTTGCCCGGTCCAACCCGGTGGTATGACGGAACAACCCCACCCCCGAACGGCGCAACACCATCTGAATGTCGGCTTCGGCGAGCACCGACCCGTCCCGGTTGTCCTCCCAACACAACCAGCTCGGCGAGAACCGGCCAAGGGGGGCGAGCACCAGTTTGTCCTTGATCCCCGTGTACCCCAGTTTCTCCCCCCACCAAAAGTCCGCAATCGTGATCTTGCCCTCGTTCCGATCCACGCAGAGCAGCACCCAGGCCGCGCCATAAGTCCGGGCGGGATCGATCCCGAGGACACGGATCTCGGTGGGCATGACCTGACCGAACGACCGCTGATGGTCGTGGGCGGCGGCGAACACCTGGGCGGTGAAGTCGATGATCGACACGTCGGGGTCGCGTTCCTGCTGGTACATCGCCTTGAACGTGATCGGGCTTTTGGCCCGGGTCTCATACAGCCCTCGACCCCGCTTCCACCCCGCCTGCCCGAGTGCGAGCTGATCGTCGGGGGCCATGTCAGTCAGGACCCGCACCTCGGTCTCGTCGGGGGACACCAAATGGCCTTCCAGCGGGAACCGGTCGGGGGCGTAGGAGAGCTCCTCCCCAGTGTCGGGGTCGACGTAGACCGCCTTGATCACGACCACGGCCACCCCGTTGTTGTACTTGGTGTAGGTGCCGGGCCCGATCGTGGTTTGTGAGAGGACTTCGGCGTCCTCGAGGTAGCGGTCCAGGATCACTTCGATGTTGTTCTCCACCGGCAGCATGTTCGCCAAGAACACCAGCCGCCCGTAGGTGTCGAGGCGGGAGTGGAGGATCCCGTCGACCCATTTCATCTGGTTGCCTCGCTCGGTGGGGCTCTTTTGGTTCTCCACGTCGAAAATGTCCGAGCAGACCGCCTCGTCGATCCGGTCGCCCTGCAACGCCCCCTCCAACCCGACCGCCTGCCAGTTGGGGTCCGCCTCAGGGGTGACCGACTGGACGAAGTAGAGGGCGTTGGCTTTCCACTTCGGCCGGTACGCCTCCGCCCCGTCCTCCCACACCATCCCCGGCGCCCACTTGAACGGCCCGTAATCGGCGATCAGCGAATGGGAGGGTTGCTGGCCGCCCGGGGTCCGCTCAGGAGGTTCACGGATCGCGGCGGGGTCGGTCATGTACCGGGCCAACCGCCCCAGGCGGCGTTCGCCCTTCTCCCCCACCTTCATGATCCAAGCGCACCGCCTCCCGGTCCGGTCCGGGCACAGCCGCCACGACGCGTAGTCCCCCGCGAGGGTGTCCTTGCCCATCCCCGTCGGGCCCAGGATGAACACGTAAAGGTTGGTCAAATCCTCGAGGGCCAACACCGCGGTCTCCTGGTAGAGGGGGGTGGGCCTCCCGAAATACCGCCACCGCCACTCCGCCAAACCGGGGGGTGGGGGGACCTCGGCCCCGTGGCGGAGGACCAGCCCCTCAGATTCGAGTTTGTCCTGGCGGAGCGCCGCCCGCTCCGCGGACCGGTCCCGCTGGTTCAACTCGACGAGGCGGGCCACCTCCACCCCGAACGCCGGGTAGGCCGAGCGCCAACGCAGCACCGAGCCCTTGTTCGCCCCCGCCGCCGACGCAGCGTCGTCAACCGACATCCCCTTGGCCAACATGACCAAGACCACCCGCAACGCCTGCATCGTCCGGTCTTGAGGAGGCCGCCCGCCATGAGCGGTCGCATGAGCGATCACCGCGTTGAGGACCGACTCCACCGCCGCCCGCCCCTCACGGACCTCGATCGTCGAGCCCCCACTCATCGCCGCTCCGCCGGCATCAGGATCTCCCGCAGCCGCACCGACTCGCCCCTCCTCCGCAACTCCAACAACTTCACCCGCTGAGACGCCCGCCATGCCCGCATGTACTCAGCACGGCACGCCTTCCCCCACACGTCCCCCGGACGGGCATCCTCGGACTCACACCTCGAGCATCGCATCGGACGAAAGGGTACCCGTCTTTCACGATGCTCCACGGGAAACGCTGCTACGCTGATCACACCGTCCCGCTATGTAAGGAGATGTCATGGAAGTCCTCGACGACTACGAGTTCCCCACCAGAACCGCCCGAGGCGAAACCAAGTACGAGGCTCTCCTCGACGGCCGCACCTACCGGCTCACCCTCGCCGACTACCCCAACCTCGCCAACATCTACTCCCTCCGCCAAGCGGTCAACATCGCCGCCCGCCGCCGAGGACTCACCCTCCACTCCCACCTCGACCGGACCACCGCCCCCCAAAGCCTGGTCATCCGAGTCCTCGACGAACGCCCGCCCAGTGCTGTGCTCTGATCGTCACGAACCTCGAACCCGTCCGCTCTTCTTCTTCCTCGCGTGGCGAGCAGATCGACGGGTACGCAGAGGCTGTGACGCGAAGTGGTCCGCAAGGACCCAACGTAGCGTCCACAGCCTTGACTGAGTTTGACAGTATGTAGTAGAGTGCGGGAGGTACGGTTCTCCCCTCCCCTCACGCACTAACCGTCACACCACAAGTTCTCAGAACGGTCACACGCGTTACGACCGATCACAGCCTCTCTACCAGGACCTATAGACGGTGTGTCGCGCTGTGCCACAGTGGACCCCACTACGAGGAATGTGACGGTCGAAAAGGGCAAAACGGACCCATATCGGCGCAATTTGGCCCGCTGGGATGTCTCTTACGGATGTACACCGCACCCTTACCACCCTGGGGTCGCCAAAGGACTAGACATCCCCCTCCCCCTCCTGATCCCGGGTCCTCTCACCCGGGGAGACCCTCCCCTCTCCCCCCTGGTACCTGCCGCTGGTACCGGCTCAGCTCGCCCTCCCTCGCGGGTAGGTACATGACGGATGACCGGCCACCCCTGAGCACCAAGACTCCGAAACCGCACCCGCTCGAACCCGGCCCGCCGGGCGCCGACACCCGGACGCGACAGAGCCCCCACCCATCCGCAGGTAGGGGCCCTGGTCGGCAGCCGTCTCCAAGAGCTCAGGCTATACGCTCACCTCCCGAGTATCGACCAACTGCCTCGCCGGCATCACCCCGTTGCACTCCGGGTGACAATTGCAGGGAACATAGCCCCTAGCCCGCCACCCCTCGAGCACCCACCGCTCACACTGACAACCCGCGCACACCGTCACCACGGCGCCGGACTCACCCGCTCCGAGTAGGGTAAGCCGCCCACAGTCCGAGCACGGCGCCGATGGACACACACACGGCCTCTCCGAGCACCATTGACACGCCGTCATCGGTACACCTCCCGCCATGCTCGCACTACCAGACCCGCCACGTAGACCACGTCCGCCGCTTGCGCGTCTCGTTCGGCATCAATCCCCCGCACCCACAGCTCGCCGCCCGCCTGGAGCACGTCCCACACCACCATCAGCTCCTCCACCGCGTCGCCGATAGGGTCGACAGCCATTAGAACGGCACCTCGAGGTCGGCCGCGTAGACCGTCCCCCGTTGATCCAACACCGCCGCCACCTGGCCCGCCGGGTCGTCCCCAGGAGGCCCCGACTCCCACAGTCGGAGCAGGTCACCGCTCGAGCCCTTACCCCACGACCCCGCCATCACAGCCCACCCGAGCCCAGTAGCCGCGACCAGCTCAACCACCGGAGACGGAGCGCCGCAATGGTCGCAGTAGCCCACCGACGCCCTCAGGATCCACGATGGCGCCCCCAGTGACACCGGCCCCCAATACCGTGACCGGCCTCTGGTCGCCCCGTCGATGAACGCCCGTTCCACCCCGTACTGCTCCGACGGACCGTCAACCCGAGCCACCCAGTGGCCCCGTTCCCGCAGGTTGTCCAACGGATACGGGCGGAGTTCCCCAGTCTCAACCAAGACCGAGCCCAGGTCAGTCAGAGCACTCACAACGTCACCTCCATTAGTCCAACCACCTCAAACGGTGCCCGCTCGAGGTCACGCACCGGCCCCGACCAAGACGACCCGCCCGAGGTGCCATCCATCGGAACAATCCGAACCTCCCAACCGTCCCCACGGTCCCGGGCGCCCTCACAGACAGCCGAGAACACCGCAGACGCCCGCGGATAGTCCCCGACGAACAACGGCCAGTAAAACGTCCCATCGGCCGCCGTGACCACTCCTGACACCCGATAGAGCCCGCTCATTCCTCCTCCCCATCCTCTGTGAGCAACGCCGCGGCAATATCGCGGGCTACCAAGTAGAGGGCGTTGCCGGCGAGGGCGGTCAGATCGTCGGAGTCCGCCGATATCTCAGCAACGTCCACCTGGTAGGCGGCGAGCTCCACGAACACCTGCCAGCGTTCGTGGGTGTAGATCGGCACCGCTCCGTCTGCGATCTCGTGGGCCATGTCCCCGATGTCATCGATCTGCTGGCCTGGATCGTCTGCGTAGCGTCGGTAGTCGTCTACCGCGGACTGGATGCCCAACAGGAACAGAGCCCCCGGTGAGTCCAGAGCGTCCGGGCTGGCGATCTCGGAGTTGAGCAATGCCAGCTCATAGGCGTTCAGATCGCTCATAGCGTCACCCCGTCCACCAACGCCCCCAAGACCGGGAGCACGTAGAACACGACAAAGACCAGCACCGCCAGCCCTGCCATGCTTGGAATGGTTCGCAACATGTTGCGTCCCCTTTACTGGCCCGATTGTGCGCTCGAGCCGATGCGCCTAACCCGTACCCGCCCATTATCGGCCCGCTTACCCTCACAAGTCAAGACCCAAAAGACCCTATTTACCGATGCACCATAAGAAGAAAACCCGCGCCTACCCGCTCGTATACGACTGATAAGCAGACGAGTTAACCGTACAAGTGTGAACCATATCTGGAAACTAGATGTGGTGGGTTAACAGCGCCTATTAGTGGCGGGTGCCGTGGAGGGGCGGCGGGTTGTGGGTGGGGGTGACGCGGGAGAGCCCACCATGCCCGGAGGTACCAGGTGGGCGGGCTCTCATCTCGGGGCGGACGGTTGCGGGTTAGGCGCTGGCCGGCCCCGAGTCGCTGGGGGCAATCTTGGGAGGATTGCTAGGGGTGAGAGTATCGGGGTGGGTTCAGGAGGTCAATAGGGTGAGCGCTCGAGTCCCGGCCTCGCAGCCCTCGACGATCGGGCACCGCCAACAGTACGGGCCCGGACGGTAGACACGGTCGGCGCCGCGGAGGTCGGTGATCAAGGCGGCCACCTCGGCGGTGGTGGCACCAAGCCGGTCGTTGGTCACCGCAGCGTCGTAGACCTCCCCAGTCCCCACCGACACTGCGCGGACTCCCGTAGCGCCGGGTTGTTGACCTGAGAGGGACCAGACGAGGGCGTAGAAGTCGAGCTGGGCTTCGGCGTCTCCGAGCTCCCCGGTGTTGTGAGTGGGGATCATCTGAGCACCGGCAAGGTAGAGACTGTCGGGGGAGTCAACCGCCACGCATTGTGTCGGCACGGTGCCGACCGCTGTGATGCGTCTGATAGTCCGACCTGACGACCGGGCGCCACCATTGACGACAAGGGTCGCCTTGCGGTTGAGACGGAACGGGTTGAAACCCACGGGACGGAACGCCACCCGGTAGCGAGTCGTGGTCACCTCGAACCCGCGGGCCACTCCTGACCAGAAGCTCGCCCGAGCCCCGAGACTGACCACCAGTTCGTAGACACCGCGGGCGAGCCTCTCATTGGTCACCTCGAACACCGCCTGACCTCGACGTCGGTTCCAGGTGCCATCGGTGTCCATGAGTCCTTGAAGCAGGGCGAGGCGCTGGTGTGCCGACCCGCGCAGGTAGCGGTGGGGTATGTGCTTGTTGTTGAGGAGTCCCTCTGTGCGGAGGCCGGTGCGGAGGCCGTAGATCGTGCGGGTCGGAGTGCGAGAGGTGGACGTGTCAGCACCCACCGCGTAGCCGGCTGCTCCTATCAGGTCGAACAGGTCGTCGTCGATGCCAGTGATTTCACCGTCACGGGCGCTCCCATCACCGAGCCAGCAGCCGAGCACGTAAGGGTCAATGGGGAGGATCACGTCGGGGAGGTTGAGGGGCAGGGCGTTCGGGATAAACCATCTACCACCGCGTGAGGTGGAATCGTAGAGAGCCTCGGTTGACATGACCGTGGTGAGGTTGCGTCGGCGGTCCCCGGCGGTGACCTGCCACAGATGCTCGTTGTCAGCGACGATGGTTGTGGCGTCGTCGAAGGTGATCCGATAGCAAGGCCGGTCGTCGTGCAACTCAGATTTGGCGGTGACTCGACAGGGCAATCCGGTGGCATCGAGGAGCTGGTCGCCGACCCGGACCGTTCCCATTGTCGTCCACCCGTCAGGCGTCGGGAGGAGCGTCTCAACCGACAAGCCTTTCCAGTCGATCAGCGTGCCCGAGGTGGTGGCGGTGTCGATGGTCCCGATCAAGGTCACCTCACCCTCTAGTTGAGCTTCAACGTGGAGTTCGGTCCCGGTGTAGACCTGGTGATGGTGGCCGAGCTGGGTGAACCGTTGGTAGAGGGTTGCGACGTCTGCGATCACCTCGCGGATCTCGGCGGGTTTGAGGCCGAGCTGGCTCACCTTCCAGTTGAGGTTTGAGGATCCGATTTCGGCTCGACAGGTTTGGGCGAAGGTGGTTGGGCTGAGGCTGCCTTGGGTGAGGTGGCGGGCGAATATGCGGTGGGCGAGGAGACCGCGGAAGGAGTCGATGGTGTCGGGTTGGTAGTGGCCGTCGAGTCGGGCTCGGGCTTGGGCGGGACAGCGGCGCCAGGTCACGAACATCGTCGCCGAGATGCGGAGTGGGGTGGTCATGGCTGCTTGTACAGCGTCTCGGGGAAGGACATGAGAAGCGGCCCGACCCGGTCCATTGCGAGGTCGGCGTTGCGTTCGTCGATGTCGATGCCGATAGCGCCGTGGCCGTGGCCGGTGGCTACGGCGAGGGTGGTGCCGGAGCCGGCGAATGGATCTAAGACTGTTCCGTTGCTGAGTGGACCGCCACAGGCCGGACATTCCGATACGTGAGAATCAACCCGCCGCAGTGAGGACAAGAATGCGGTTTCGGCAGAGGCTTCGGAAGACGATCGTGGTCCGCTTTGGTCAGCAGTTCCAAGTTCTCGATGCGATTGTCGTCCTTCAACTCGTTCTTGTGATGGACGACTTCCCACGCTTCCAGATTGCGACCCAGAGCCTCGGCCATCACAAGCCGATGTTCCATAACGTACCCCTCCTTCGACGCCATCGGATGACCAGGAGCCCGAATCTGAATGTATCCCTTCGCTGACCGAATGAAGCCCTTGGTCGAAGTCCGGTTCCGAGCTGTATGTCGGTTCCGACAAGTCGGTGAGCAAAATGTCTTCGCCCACTCGCTCCCGCCCGGATTTCCACACTCCTTGCAAGTCGTTACTGCCACGCTCTAAGCCTAGTGCTAGACCGCATACAGTACAAACCCTGAACGGGCACATGGCTTTCACGCACGGTTCGACCAGTTCAGGAGGGAACACCGCGTAATGTGCGCCGGTGTAGCCGGTGGGGGGGATCACCCAGTAGTCGAGAAGCGGAGCACCCGCGCCATTCGAGATGATGCGCTGACCGTCGGGCCCGAGAGGATTCATCACTTGGTCGGAGCGACCTGGGATGCCGTTGCGCGACAATTCCGAAGGCCGCTTGTTAGCGGGGTCGGCGGGTTTCCGTGTTGCGAGGTCGTCCCAATACCGTTTCCCCGACACGCACGCCACCACCAGGTCGGAGTTGCCGGCCGCCACTTGTCTCCGAGTGCACCAACTGGAGGGTTGGGTCGGGCCCAGGTGACAACGTTGCGGACCCGCCATTGCCCTGCTGGGCTTTCTGTTCCGGTGAGGGGGTTGATCCCGTAGGCCAACGCGATCTCGTAGAGGGAGGGGATCAGGGCACGGGACTTGGCGAGAGGCCAGCCAGGGCCATTGAGCCCCCCGGCCCTAATCTGCTTCCCGCGTTGGTGGGGAGCCGAAGGATCGAGCCCCCAACGTTCCGCGAGGGCAGACCCGGAGTAGACCGTCTGGCCTTCTCGCCATCCCCCTTCAACGTAGTCGCCGCCAGCACCACCAGACCCGGCGTAGGTGTCGCCCAATTCGACGCAAATCGACCCGTGCGGAGCGAGCACCCGGCGTAACTCCTGTGTTACGCGGAGCAGGGTGTCGATGAACTCGGCCGGCGTGGGCTCGGACCCGATCTCCTTGCCCTTATCAGGATGGTCGGCGGGCAGATAGGAGCGGAGCGCCAGGAACGGGGGAGACGTGACCACCAAGTCGACCGACCCGTCGGGGATCGTGGCGAGCCCGTCGAACACGTCCGCAACGATGAACCGGGCGGTCATTCCTCTCCACTACCCAACACGGCGAGAAGGTCACGCATGGCAGCATCGGGAGCGGTCGCGTATTTGGTCAAGCGAGCAGCCTTCCCCCATTCTTCGGTGTGTTCCCCCAAAAACACGAGGAGAGCGGCCAAGGCAGCCTCGCCTCGTTCCCCATAGGAATCGGCTTGATAGATGGCCTGATCCATAGCTTCGACAGCTCCTGAGCGTAGATCACTCATCGACTGGCCTCCACACCGACACGAAACGCCTTGCTTTGGGTTCACTAATTGGACCAGCACAAGCCGACTCTGCACCAAAGGCAACGTGCATGTTGGTCTGACCGTGCTTACAAATCTCGGGGAGTTGGACCTCTCGGTGGGCTTCTACTACCTCTCCCAACGCAGCCGCGATGACCTCACTGACCCACCACAAGGGGTCATGGCCCTGATTGTGCCAATCGATCCCGTTGTAATGCGCCTTGGCGGCTTCGAGGTTGACTCCTTGACAGAAGAACGGACCCTCAAACATCGCTTCCCTCCTCTTTGGAGACAACCCCACCAAACAGCGCAGCAGTCAGGGCAGCACGCGCTTCAGCCTCTCTCGCCTCTTGCCAATACGTAGCATGAATAGCCTTGGCTGCTCGCTCCGTCCATTCGTCGGGTATCTCCGAGATCACGATACGAGAACCACCAAGGCAGGACGAGACGAGCATCACTGTTCCGTCCCCATGCTCTTGGTAAACCTCCGAATGCCGCGGGGCATCATCGGCCCAACCGTGTTCGCACAGTTCCACGATTTCGATGCGGCGTTCACTCATTGGTGGTTCCCCCAGGTAGGAGCAGACGCTTCACGATGCGACACGGCGAGACAACATCAGCCCCCTCGGCTACGGCGCCCCGCCAGCAATGCTCGGTTTCTCGTCCCTCGGCGGACAAGTGGGCTTCGCACCACCAGATAATCTCGGCTCCGTGTTCGTTGGTGAGAGCCTCGACCACTTCCTCAAAAGTGGCAGGGACAAAATAGGTTTGGCCGTTCTCATAGCCAGTCACCCGTCGAAAATCGTTCAGGGTCAGGCTCATTGGGTTCCACTCCTTCGGGCAATGACAATCTGAAAGAACACTCGCCCGAACCTGACCAACAATTGCGGCGATCCCTTGCTCGTATGGCCTCCGAGGATGCGCCAGTCTGAACGTGGCCCCCAACTCAATTCCAAATACAAACGGTCATTGTTGATTCTCATTGGGTTCCACTCCCCACCTCAACCGCCAACAAAGCGTCAAGAATCATCTGAGAACTACCAACCCACGGACCAAGGTCGGCGATAGCTCGATGTGCTTTATCAAGCCATTCACCGTCCACTTCGGAGATGACCAGCGTGTCCTCGTCGGCCAGGAGGCGAGCAGCCTCCACGAGTCGGTTGAAGTTCCCGATCTCTCGGAACGAATTACTCGCCTTGACGATATTCACCAAACCCTTATCAGCCACCGCTTCTCTCAGTTTGTCCCTATCCAACATCATCCACCTCCGTTTTCTGGACTCACTCCGGTGACCGGGTCGGGCGCATCAATGCACGGAGCCGGTTGAAAACCGAAACGTGCATCGCAGAAACAGGGTTCGCCGGTGTTGTAGTTCGTGTGAGTGGCAGGGCTGCCCGCCGAATCCAAAGTGCAATGCGAACAATCAGCAATCAACTGGCTCATGGCTCTACCGACCCGACCGACCGAGTGGGGCGTTCAACAGAGGCCAACCATCGCCACAGGTCGCGGCTCAGTTCAACATCGTCAGTGGAGTCGGCGTAAGCAGCTAGTGCCCGCTTGGCTGCATCGTCTTTGGCTGGTCGCAACACGAAGGCGTCCTCAATAGGTAAGAACTGATCGAACTGGTCTTGCGCTTCGACGGGGTAGATCAGGTATTTGCCATACAGACCATTGTCGGTCATGGCTCTACCGACCCTCCCTGAGATGCCGCAAGACAATCGACAAGAGCAGCGGCAAAGGCGTTGTATTCATCGGCGGCTTCATGCTCAGCCTCAAGTGCCCACGTCAAAGCAGCACGCAAATCCTTATAGCTAGCCGTTCTGATCCACTCGTCGCGTCCACTCACAGGCTGGATAAAGGGCTTGTACCCGTCGCTCACGATTTCCCCCTAGGCTCTACCGTCCCGACCGGCCTCATCGACATTCTCCTCTCAACCAGGGGGCCCAATGCCCCCACCCATTCGCCCCACGGGACTCCGCCTCGTCATAGAGCGCTCGAGCGATGAACAAGTTGACCTCCGGGCGGAATAGGTCAGCCTTCGACACCCCGAAATCGTCAGCCCAAGATGGGAGTATCTGCATCAACCCCGACGCTCCCGAGCTCGGATTCCGGGCGGCCGCCAACCCGCCAGACTCGAACCCCATGAGGCAGAGCACGGTGTCCACCGCCCCCACCCCCAGGTCCCCGAAGTGGCCTGCCGCCAGGGGCCGCCACTCCTCCACCGCAGGCGAAAACCGGGAGCCCGACGCAGTAGCCACCCTGAGCGGCGTCGGGTCGTCACCTGGGGCGATCTGAGCCGTCTCATAGCCCTCCGGCGGGTTGTACCCGTCCTGGTTGTAGTCGGTCTCGCACAGCCAGAGGCAGGCGAGAGTTATCAGGGCCAGCATTAGCAACCTCCCCGGTTGGTGGATCTGCTGATCGGTATTCCAAGCTAGACACAGGGACCCCCACCCGCCGACACTTCGAGCATCGGACCAGCCGCTCCGTCCCGCGAGTGGTCAGCCCGCGGGACGGGTTGTCGGGCTGGCGGAACACCCATTTGGGGTGAACCTCAGGGGTGAGGGTCCCGCCGCAATCGTCGTGGCGGTTGTCGATCAACGAGGCCCCGCCACCCTCAGGTCGAGGGTCGGGTCGAACCCCCACAACGTCTCGAAGTTCACCAGGGTGACCGCCGTGGAGATCCCCGGCGCCGGCGCAGATTCGAAGGTGACCGTCCCATCGGGGCAGACCGTGGCCAGGGCCTCGGTCCCGTCCAACTCGACGGACACCGTCCCGTCGTACTCGCCGCCCCGTTCCCCGTATTGGACCCACAAGAATGTCCCGACGATCGCGGTGCGTATCCCCTGCTCATCGTGGGTCGGCGCCCATTGTGGGCTTGTCTCTGTCCAGTCGATTGTCCCGGTGGCGCAGCCCGCCGCGTCGGCGGTGAGAGTGCCCACTAGCAGCCATCCGGCGAACGCCGCCAGAATGATCACCGTGATAATGCCCGCACGCCGGGCGTTGGTTTCCTTGCTCATTGTCCACTCTCCTCAGTGTCGCTCGGCCGCTCTGGCCGAGACGTCTCTAAAAGCTCGGGGTGCTCTCTGAAATATGCCCGTGTCCGAGCCCGGGCCTGTCGCCACGACTCATTTACGGCCATGAGCTTCCACAAGGACCGCGCCGTCCACCACGTCCTAAACCGCCAATACGGGTCGGTCAGCCAGTCGAGCCAGCGGTAACCGGTGGCGGTGCGCTCGGGCTCATGCCTGAACCACGGGATCGGTGCGCGGCTCAAAATATCTCCCCACCATCGCGAAAATTGGTGGGCGGTTCACGGTCCAGATCATCGAGCATCTCAGGTTCATCATCGGGAGGTTCCAACTCCCCCTGAAACCCGTCGTCACGCGGCTCGGACAACAACCCGTCCGCCAACCGCCAACGCCCCGCCCCCGCGATCGCCACGTTCACAAACCTCTGGTCGCGGGTGAGGCGAGCACGAACCGTCGCATCCTTCACCCCCAACATCTCCGACATCTTCCGCACCGGCATCGGGGTGTCGCTCGAGGAGAGCAGCGTGAAGATCCGGTTGGCCAGGTCCGCGTCCTCGGACACCGCCCGCACCGATTCGGCGTCGACCTGGTTGAACACCGCCGAGGTGATCCCCGTGTCCTTCCCGCCTTTGGTGACCAACTCGAACCCGATCGGGGCGACGTCGCCGACGTTGTTCTCCTTGGTCAAGGTGAGGATGAACCGGCGCCGGTCGGGGGTGCGGGAGTAGGAGGTGAACTCGTATTGGAGGCGGGCCAGGTTCTCCTTGTACACCGACCCGTACCCGCCGAGGCGTTGGGTGCGGATCGCCTCGCTGCTCTTGTGGTCGACAACCGCGGCGGGTTTGGCGATCTGGCGTAGCGCGGTGAACAGGTTGCCGGTCGTGTCCTCACCCGAGGACTGTCCGCTAGTCCCCGCCGCCATCATCGCCGAGTCGACCACCAGCATGATCGCCCCGGTCTCCCGCACCGCACGGCTCACCGCTTGCACCGACCGGGCGAGGGGCGCATCCTCAAACCGGTAGTACACCAAGTCACGTGAGAAGGGGACCCCGGCGGGAGCGCACAGCGCCTTGATCCGTTGAGCATGAGTGGCAGCGTTGGTCTCCCAGTCCAAGTAGAGGACCGGACCCGTCACCCGCGGCTTGAGCCCCAAGAACTCGGAGCTGCCCGTGGACACGGCGAGCGCGAGCGCCATCGCGAACAGGGACTTGCCCGACCCGCCGGGGGCGATGATCCGAGTGTTCCCCCCCGCCTCCACCAACGGGTCGAGTATCCACTCCAACCCCGACGATTCGATGGTGGCTAGGTCCACAGTCGGTGCTCCCTCGCGCCACGCGTTGATCGTCTCATAGAACGCCTGGCGCAACCCCGCTCGCCAAGGGACCGTGTCGGCGTCGTCGACGTCGGCGAGGAACGGTTGAGTGGACCGGACCGCCATCAGGTTCTGTTGGCCCTGCGCCACGGGGATCCCGTCGTCCATCCTCAGCTCCACCCACGCCTCCAACCCTCGCTGAGTGGGGAACACGTAGTCGAGGATGATCCGTGCTGTCGAGTCTGAATGTCGGTACTCCCACCCGCCCGGTATGGGTACGGCTTCCCACGTCATGCGACCTCCGGTCGGGGTTCAATCATCAGGTGTAATCCGTGACCGTGATCTCGGCTCCCGGGTCAAGAAACGGTCCACCCGAAAAAATTTTGGCGGCTTCCAACCCGACGACTTGCTTGTCATCGACGAACAGGTTGGACTCGGTCAGCCCATCGAGGGTCGACCGGACCAGTTTGTCGAGGTCGGGGGTGGTGGCCGGGAATGAGGGGGCAGACGGCGTGAGGTTGAGCGCGTTGCGTCCGCTCCCGAAGTGGCCTTTGGGTCGGGGGAGGATGAAGGTGAGGGTCACCGACACCGGCCCGGTCATCGGGGGTGTCAGGTCGAGATCGTCGGACCATCCCCGCGCGGTGAGCGCCGCGGATTTGACCGCTTCCTTCCACGGTTTCACCCGCTTGGAGGACTCGACCATCGCCACCTTCCCCGTGCTCTTGTTCACGAACCCCCGCTTGCTCCCTTGCGGGGCGGGGGTGCCGTGAACAAAGAAGCTGACCGTCGGACGGGGCAGCAACGTGTCATCAGGCATGAGTGGCGGCGATCTTGGTCGCCTCGGACACGCCGATCTCAGCGAGGATCACGGTGCGGCACCCCGCGGAGTGACTGACCTTCCCATCCGAATCCTTGTCCCCCACCGAGCTCACCTCACACTTGATCACCAAGTAGAACTCGTCGCCCAACTCGAGGTGGCGGCTGATCTTCTGACCGCCGAACCCGAGGTGGGTGATGTCCCCGCCTTCAATCTCCATCCGCTCCTGTGTCTCATCAGTCATGGGTTGTCCTTTCTAGACAGCCAACACTCCGTTGATTCGTTCCCCCGGCCCCACCCTCCACGTCTTGCCCGCCTCAGGCCAGCCCACGATCTCCAACCCGGCCAGGATCCGCATGTCATGGGGGTCGAGGTTGAGCTTCGCCTTCGCTTGGGTGATGGTGGACACCAACTCGTCGATGGTGACCTGGTCGATCCCTTCGAGGAGGATCACCCCCGCCCCGCTCATCCCGCCACCTTCTCTGCCTCAGCCCGGTAGTGCGCTTGGATCGTCGCCTTCATCGGGAAGCATCGCCCGCAGAACTCCACGCGGTCCAACCGCACGATCCTCAGCGGGATCTTGTCGCGCACCGTTTTGCCACAGAAGGACTTGAAGCGGTAGGTGCCATCGCGCAGCACCTCGCGCCCCTTCATCTGATGAAGCAGGATTGGCCTTGTCTTTGGGCCGGAGGACGACGAGTACCACACCTCGGTCGGCATCATCTTGCGGAGGTGGTTCACAGCGACTCCACCACGTCCTCCCCCTCAGCATCGATCACGTTGTCGAGGTCCTCGATCGATTCCGGTATCCCCCGGACCACCCCGTTGTCGGCGCCGAGCGCACCACGGATCTCCACCGAGGAGGGCAGCCAACGGAACAGGCGACGCACCGCCGTCTTGCGGGCCATCGCGTCGTAATCCGTTTTCCACGGGCCACGATCCCCGGCCTTGGACCGGGCCTGAGTCGCGTTCAACTCGCCACGGTCCAACACCACGAACGGGGTGCCGCCGGTGACCAGCTTGGCCAACGCCCAGGCGTGGGTCACCTCACCCTCCGACCCCTGAGGCTTGTGCCTCAGGAACTCGTTGGTCCCCTTCTCCCACTCAAACAGGTCCTTCTCGCGGACCACCTCAGCGGACAGCGAGGCGACCATCCCCGAGCGGAGTGCGAGTTGGATCATCCCCTGGTAACCCAAGATCAACTGCACCTCCACCTGACCCTTCTCCTTGAACGGGACCAAGTAGGCGTGACCGAGCGGGCCCGACGGCTCCAACCCGAGCTGAGCGCAGGTCATAATCGCCCCGAGCAACGATGGAACGGTGGCCTGTTGCAGCACCGGGTTCTTGCGGATCACGGTGAGGGCGAGCCGTGCGAACTTGCCGGCGTCGATGATCGCTCTGCCGTCCGCACCGACCAGCGCCTTCTCCAACTCGGGGGTGAGCGCTTTCATCAGCGGGGCCCACTTGTCGACCTCGGCAGGCTTCTCGATCTGCGCGGCGAGAGCGGTCGTGGCCGCAGACTCCACGGGTGGGTCGTCGGTGGGTGGTTCGTTGGGTACGGGTCCAGGCATTACCAGGTCACCTCCACCGTCGTCGCGTTGCCCTTGAGCTCGAGCTGCTCGACCTTCATCCGCAGATAGGTGAGCGCAGCGTCGCGGCTGGCCGCGACCACCGTCACCTTCTCGCCGTTTACGGTCGTGGATGCCTTGATCCCTCGGCGGTCCCAACTGATCCGCACCTGGCGGGTCGCTACTTCTGTCTCCATCAGTCCTCCTCAGACTTGATCGGTTTGATCGTGAACCGTCGGCCCGCCTGCCGGGTGAACGCTTGGACCTCAACCTCTTTGGTCGGCATCCACGTCACCCTCGGCACCCCGTTCACGGTTCCCACAGTGGCATCTTGGAGGGACACTTTCACCCGCCCCTCATACTTCTTGATCTCAGTCTCCAACCGCTTCGCCTCCGCCTTCAACCCCTCCAACAACGCCACGTCCGCAGCCATCCCCGGAGACAACTCGATCACCTCGTCGGGGTCGGCGTCCCACAAGTCGACCAGCACCCGGGTCTCCGCGTCGGACCCGATCGGGTCGGGCGGCGCCGCCTCAGGGTCGAGCAGGTAGGTGTCTCGGAACGCCTTGACCTTGTCGAAGATCACCTTTTGGAGGTGGGGGTCGGCGTCGGTTTCGTAGACCTGGAAGTTGCGGCCCGAGTGAAGAACCGGCACCCAGGTGTGCTCAAGCCCGGTGGCCAACATCTCCCATTGAACTTGGACCTCGATGTGGTGGGGCAGTTCGGACCACCGTTTCCACCCCCCGTCGGTTTTCACCTGGACGTTGCCGAGAGCAGCCTCAGGGTTCGTGCCCAAGGTCCCACCAATGACGACGGACACTGGCCCATCGAAGCCGAGGCCGTCGACGGTGGCCATCACCCACGGGATCCCAGGGTGGCGGACCAACAGCTCCCGGGCCCCAATGTAGATGCCCTCCTGAGAGGTGAACCGGGCCAGGATCACATCCTCGAGCGCCTTCCCCCACTCCATCGACTCGTTCGCCTCACGCTCAATGTCTTTGGTCTTGTCAGCCCACACCACGAACGGGCTCGACCAGGGGGAAAGGCCGAGTATCCCGGCCACGTCTGAGGCGCCGATGCCCTCCTTGCGTTTGGTGAGCCAGTCGTCGCGGTCGGTGTAGGGAATCGGGATTCCGTGGAACGTCATGCGAATATCTCCCTGAGTTGACGCACTCGGTCCCGCCAGGTGCGGAACCAACAGCGGCCACAAGGCCATGCGTCAAGCCCGGTAAAGGCGAACTCCTCGGTCCACGACGTGCATTCCGCTAGGTAGAGCAGCCCGCACCGAGTCCGGAAGCTCCCACCTGGCCGTTGGGCACGGTGATAGCGAACAGGGGCGCCCGGACGCGACACCCAGTTCTTGATCCACACCTCAGCGAGAGGCTCCAGTTGCGCCGTCATTTCTCGCCCACGTCTTTCTTGAACTCGGTGAGCGCCTTCGCCGCGTGCTGCCCGCAGTAGTGGTTGATCTCCGCATTGCGGGTGTTGTAGAGGGTGCGGGTCGCCTTCTTGGTGCAGTTGTGCCACCCACAGGCGGGGATCCGAATGGTTCTGAGGTGAGCAGGCATCAGGTCCCCGGTCCGTTCAGCCAGTCCAGCCGCCACTCCGCGGCGGCGGTCACCGTCTGGACACACTTAGCGCAAAGCCGGTCCCCCACCTCCCGGTAACAGGACTCGAAGTCGGACCGCAAGTCGTGGTGGCCAGGGCCTTCGGTCTCCCACAGTTTCACGGTGGAGCAGGCCGTGTAGTTGGGCCGATGTTCAGAGAACCCGAGGCGGGCGTGAGCATGAACGATCCCATTCCGCTTGTTGCGCCAGCTCACGACGTCACCCCCAGGGCGATAAGGGCCAGGGCGAACACAACGATGGCCCCCACGACCACCAACCCCTGAAAGGACTCATGGTCCAAGGCGTCGAGCCAGTCCGATGCCTGCTCCCACCACCGCTTCGGCTCGTAGATGGCGCCCGATCGAAGCGCCCGCTCTAGCGGGGTCGTATACGGGGTGCCGGAGGGGATATGCCACCGGTTCCCGTACTCGTCCGTCTCTGTGTGTCGTAGGGGACACCCGGTGTTGAGGCACAGGCCGGCCAAGTCGTTCATGGGATCCTCCCGCCTTCGACCCGATTCGGCACGCACGCCCGACACCGCCCCGTCGTCTCGCAGGTGCAAGGCTCGGACCGGTCAGAGCAGGGACCACCTGGTCGGAACGAACACTCCTCATGCCCGAGGTGGCACGGCCACTCCGGGGACGAGTTGAACATCGACGACTGAGCAGGAGTGGGGGCTTCGACTGAGAACTTCATAGGTTGAACCCCCTCGGGAGTCGTGCGGTCGGACCGCGCCACACCCCTACCGGGTGACGGCTGCGGGACTGGTCGCTGTTGTGACACAGCTTGCAATCCGACCGATAGCCGTCCTTCATCCGCTCGGCTCGGTGGAACTCGGTGACCGGCTTCTCCACCCCACACTTGGTGCAGACCTTGGTGGCGCTCATGCGACCAGACCTCGCAACCCGTCGACCAACTGCTCCGCCTTCTCCACCACCCGGTCCTTCTCCACTCGGGGATGCACCCCGGCGAGGATCTCAGAGAACAGGTCGATGAGCTCGGCGGGGGTAGGGATGTAGAGGTTGCCCTCCGCGCACCACCGCTCCGTCGCACCACCGGGCGCATCAGAGGGCCCGGCTGCGTTGAGGACGGAGTGGGCGTGGATGTGGTTGTGCTTGCAGAGCCGCCGCACCTGAACCTGGATCTCGCCGCTCATGGGAGCAGGCTCGGGTCGGTGTGTCCGTTGATCCACGCGTCGATCAGCAACAGGGCGATCAGACAGCCAATCAGAACCCACGCCTGCCGGTCGCGGGGCGACGCCCTATCCGGCGTTTCTCTCCAAGTCATCTTCGACCTCCTCAGTGTCGATGGTTGATAGCAGCGTGCTCGGCATGATGTTGAGTGCTGTTGCCAGCCGCCTCACCATGCCCAACGAAGGGGTCCGCACACCCTGCTCTAGTCGTGTCACCGTGGCCTTGCTCACCTGAGCTGCCTTCGCAAGCTCGGTACGGGTGAGGTTCTGGCCTTCGCGGGTCTCTCGCAACAGTGTCCCGAACGTCGTTGACATAGAGTGCCACCCTACACGCGAGGTTTCCCCTGTGTCAACCACCAATACGCGGAAGACCCCCCTCGTCGAAAGGGGGGCCTCCGCATCGCGTGACCGAGATCAGAGCAGGCTACACCATCTCAGGGGACGAAGAAGGCGACCCCCAAACAGAGGACCGCCAGGAAGTAGCAGGCGGCCGCCTCGGGGCCGACCGCGATCAGCGGGAGTAGGGCGAAGATGATCGCCGCGATCACCAGAACCGGCTTCCAAGTCATGCCCGACTCTTTGTGAAATACCCGACGAGCACACCGATCAGGTTCACCGCGACCACCGCCGCACCCACCGCCTGATCCACCTGGTCCGCCGGAATGTCGATCCCGAGGACCAACCCGACCGCGACCACGATCGAGGTGACCACCCCTGAGGCGATCACCGCCTTGATCTTGCGGGTCGGCGCCGCGTTCGGCTGTGTTACCAATGCCATGTTGCCTCCTGGCCGTAGTTCGTGTCGGCCAAAGACGAGTCTAAGGATTCGGGGGGCCCGCACCCCGTCACCTACTACGGGCTCAGCTTGAGGTGCGCTCGGAGCCGGTCGATCGCCACTCGAGCTTCGGCGTCCACCATCGACCCCGGTGAGGTAGGAGGGCGCGCTTCGACCGCCGCCAATCTCGCCCCCATCGCCGTGATCGCCGACGCCTGCTGACCGTTCACCGTTTTCAGGTCACGAACCTCCGCTTCCAAGCGAGTGATCTTGGTGGCGAGGGGTGCGATTGCCTTGTTGTGCAACCAGGCCAGGTCCAAGCGGATCGCCGGGAACCGCCACGAGTCGGGAACCGTGGTCAGGCCAGCATCGACGTAGGAGGGCCACACCCCGAAGTAGGTCGGCTCCTCGCTGATCGCGTGGGTGGCGTTGAGCTCGCCCTGAGTGGTGGGTGGGTGGTCGGCCATGTCTGCTCCTATGTTCCATGATCTCGGGTCGTCGTAGAGGGATTTCGCCGCGGAGACTGAGAGGTGGCCGTGGGAGAGGTGGGCGTTTTCCCCGGTGTAAGGCTGCCACTCCCAAGGCTCATAGCCCCGGTTGAAGTAGGTCTTGCAGATCTCGCCCTGGTGGATCATGTACTTGATTCTCGGGTCGCGGCCCGCTCGGAACCGGTCGAACAGGACCCGCATGTCCAACCCGTCGCCGACGTCCTCGGTGATGTCGATGGCGGTGACCACGTTCACCGTCCCGTCGTCGATGTTGGGGTTGTGGTCGGAGTCCCGGTTCTGGTGGGCTGTGTTGCCCAGGGTGCCGTCCGAGGTGCGGGACCGGTTCGGGTAGGAGGCGTCAACCTCGTTGGCGAGAGTGATTATGGAGCGGGCGACCCGCCACGGGCCTTGGTACGGGCCGGAAGGGACTACACCGGAGAACCGCCAAGCCATCAGCTCACGTTACCTAGTTGAACGCGAAGTAGATGCCAATGACCGTGGACACTATGGCGACCGCCCACCCGAGCAGCGCACGCTGGTCAAGCCCCCCCTGCCGGACGCCCTGCTGAGACGCCACGTACTCAACGACTGGTTTCAACGTGGCGGTGATCTCGCCGATTGCCGCTTTCAGCTCACCCTGAGACACGTACAGGCCTCGTTCCCGGCTGATCTGTTCCCGCAGTTCGTTGGCTTTCTCATCCTTATACGTCTGGATCTCCCGGGCGAGCTGCAACGCGGCGAGGTCGGCTGTCTCCTTGATCTTGAGCGCCTTCTCACGTTCGATGTTCACCTCGGCGTACCGTCGGTCGCGTTCCTGCATGAACCGCCACATCCAGTCGGCTTCTTTGGCGAAATACTCCCGCAGGCTTACGTCGGTCGCTGCTGATGTCCCCGCGGCGGGGTCGGTCGAACGACTGGCGCCCCCACCGATTTCCGCTTCGCTCATGGTCGGGTCAGATTACTCAGGCGGGCCCAATGTCCTCGACCATGATGAACGCCGGCCACACAGTGTCCGCCTCCGAGTCGAGGGTGTCCCCGGCAGCGAGGAGCGCCACCAGCTTGTAAGTGTGGGACCCCGCCGAGGGGGTGAGGATCACCGACGCCTGCCCGGCCATGCGCTGACCGGTGGCATCCGCCGAGAACTCGATGAACCGCTGCAACTCGGTGGCCCCCTCATAGATCGAGAAGATGGCCCGGCCCGGTGGGGTGGCGTCGAGGATACGACCCTGGCCTTTCCCGGTTACCACGATCCGACGACCTGGTTTGATGGTGACCGTCACCGTGAGGCCGGTCAGGTCGGTGGTCCCCGTCATCCCGGTCTGGCTCGCCGTCACCTCGGCGTAGCCGAGAAGCCCTTGGGGGAGGCGGGCCAGCGCAGCGTGCAACCCGGTCACGTCCTGTTGGTCGACGTCGGTCACCGTCGGCAACGGAGAGAACGGGTGGCCCAGCGGGAAGGTCACACCAACGCTCGCTGACGCAGTTTCACCACCGCCACCGGGTAGTCCTCATCGTCGACAGGGTCCTCAGTCGACGGGGTCTGCACGTCCTCCACCGTCGCCACATAGGTTGCAGCGGCCACCGTGTCTCGCAACTGCCAAGGGTCGGTGACCGTGATCGGCAGGCCCGCAGTTTTCAGAGCGTTCAACCCCGCCACCAACACCTCATCGGTCTGACGGTCCACGTTCCCGGCGTCGACTTGGAGGACCACCTCGAGGACGGACTGCGCCCCCGTGGTCCGAGCTGACACTTCGATCACGGTGGGGGTGTTCGCGGCGTTGGAGGTGGCGAAGGTCAACCGGATCTCGAATCGGTTGCCTTGGATCGGGGAGACTGTCGGGTCGGCGACGGTGAAGGTGAACGAGGTGACCCCGTCGACGTCGTGGGTGCCGGTGAGTGCGGTGTAGGTGGTGGACCCGTCGACCGCGACCGCGGCGGTGACCGAGGTGCCGGCGGGGAGGGGGTCGGTGAGGATGGTGCAATCCAAGAACTCTTTGACCAGTCCCGGGTAGTCCCAGTCGTGCCACCCGAGGTGGATGGTCCCCGAGGACAGGTAGGCGGTCCCGTTCACATAGCCGATCGTGGTGGAGGCTTGGCTCACCCACAGTTCCCCGCCGAACACGGCCGCATCCCAACAGTCGACGATGGTGGCGAAGTGGACCAGCCCACCCGCGTCGAGGTCGTAACCCCAAGCGGAGGTCCGGTCACAGATGATCAACTCCGAGCCGATCACCCCAGCCAGTTTCAGTTCGTCGTTGTTTCCTCCACCGTTGTCGGGGAGCGGGCCGATGATCCCCTCCTGACCGCCACGCTTGAACCAGACCAGACCCCGACGGTCGACGGAACCGGCGAGAGTGTGGTGGACCGGGCGGTAAGCAACGAAGTAAAACCCCTTCTCGAACCGGAGGTCGTACACCGAGAAGTTCGACCCCGGGATCCGACCGACGATGTCCTGAGTGTCCTCAGCAACGTTGTACTCCCACACGTAGATGTCTCCGTTGCCGTCCATCGCCAACCAGATCGGTCCCACATCGGACACGGCGAGGCGGTGCTGTTGAAAGTAGGCGCCCTGGGCTGAGTCGGGTATCCGCATCCCGGTGTCGGCGACCAGGGTGCGAGTGTCGGCGGTCGCCTGGTCGATCTCGTAAAGGTCGGCGTCGTCCAACGCGAACAACCGCTGACGGAACGACACGAGGATCGGGAGCATGGTGAACGGGTCGGTGGTCAGGTCGTAGTGCTCGGTCTGCGACGCGTCGGAGACGGACCACCGCCAGATCTGGCCGGGGTCCTCATCGTCGGCGGTCGTGCCGTTGATATGCCCTGAGAACATGAACGCCGAGTTGAGCCCGTCCTCAGCGAGCGAGTATGCCAACTGCACGGCCCCAGTGCTCACCTGAGCGGCGAAGGCGGGTGGGTCTCCGACCGTGAGCCGCTGCGCCTCGTTGTTCCCGATCAGCCACATCCCGTACTGGCCGAACCCGAGACGGTTCGCCGCCTCCGTCGAGGTGATCGTCTCGGAGTCGAAGGCGAGGATCAGCCCAGCCTTCAACGGGTGGGGACGCACCCCGTTCGCGATCCGGTAGCCAGGCTGACCCCTCGACCAGACGTCGAAGCTCGCCCCCCTCGACCAGTCCCGCACCACCCACGGCCTGAACTTGGTGTCCACCACCAACCCGCCCTGCTCCGAGGAGACCGACTCGGACTCAGGAGTCAACGGCACATAGTGGCGGCGGTACCGTTCGTTGATCGGCACCCACGCCGCGAGGCGAACCTCCAAGGTGCCGAGCTTCCCCACCCTGGTCATCGGGTCACTCGCCGGTTGGCGGCCTGCTCCTTGGGTGTCGCCCACCGGCAATTCTCGGGGGTGTAGTTCCCGTTGTTGTCTATGCGGTCGAGGGTGAAACCAGAGGGACGCTCGCCCATATCCGCGAGGAAGTTCTCGAAGGACAGCCACCGGTCGCAGACAGTGACTCCTGCACCTCCGTAGCGGGCATACCCGGTGGCACGCGGATTCCTACATCGCCCCAACATTGCCGTCCAGCTCTTATAGGTGCGAGTCGGTGCGCGGCCGCGTGTATGCCCATGAGTGCCGACACGGCCAGCTGTCTCTCGCTGAAAACAGCCACAACTTCTGCTCCGACCGCTCCGCAGATTCACGCCTTCGACCGTGCGTTCAGTACCGCAGTCGCATCGGCATAACCACTGAGCACCCGACGTCGTTGTGCGCTCCATTGCAAGCACTGTCCAGCGACCATACCGATGACCAGTTTCGTCAATGGCGGAGCGGGGCATCTACCAGGTCCGCCAGTTACGCCGCTGTGCCCCGCGCCACACTCGATCCTCCCGCACTTCGAGGCGGAGCTCGCGGGCGTACTCGGTCCGCATCTGCAAGAACTCGGATTTGAGGCCCCGGTAGTCCCTCATCAGACCACCCTCCTGATCCCGAGCCGACCGTGCCGCCGCGTTCTTGATCTGCCCGGACCGGGCAGCCAGAGCTTTCGCCGCAGCCCCCCAAGGGATCATGTCCGCGATCGGGTCGGCCAGGTTGGACAGGTCATCCACATGGGGGCGGCGCTTGCAGGTCAGGTACACCGGCTCGTCGTAGTCATAGAGCTTGTGCAACACCAACATCCCACCCTGGGCGGCGACCGTCGAGTTGATCTGACGTTCCACGTCCCACCACCCCCGAGGCAGAGGCCGCCACCTCTCATCAGCGTCGAGGTTCTCCTGGTAGACCAAAGCCACTGAGTCGATATTAGCATCGAGGTCGTACATGAAATCAACGTCAGAGGGAGCAGCGATCGAGTCGAGATGCCAGCTCCACACCTTCGGCCAGAGGTCGGTGCGGATCACCTCACGGATGTACTGCTTGATCTGGAACCGGTAGAACGGAGGGTTCCTCACCATGACATCGAGGTCTGCTTTCGCCGCGGCGGCGGTTCCCAACTGCGCCCGGCGGATCGCGGTCGACCCCGCCGAATTCGCAGCAAACCGGATCACCTCATCATCGACAGGGAACTCGCAGTAGTCGTCACGCTTCCACATATCAATCGTGGTCGGGGTGCAGGTCAGAGTGCCCGCCGCCGCGATCGCCGCGTCCAACACGTCCTCAGCGGGCCGCTCGATCCGCTCGAGCCCGTAGAGGAGGTTGAGGGTGTTCTGAGTGAGGACGGCCAGGGTGGTCAAGACCGGATCACCGGGCCCTTCCACCCGTTCGGGGTGGTGATCCGACGGACCGACGGTTCCGCCATCGTCGCCCGGGTGAACTCGACGATGATCGATGTCAACTGGTCGTCGGTGTGGCGGCGGTACTCGGGGTGCTCCGCCCGTAGCTCGGCCAGCTTCGACCGGTAGACCTCAGGGTGTTCCCGGCGCAGCTTCATCATGTGCTGTGCTGTGATCTGCGCCAACAACTCGGTGGTCTCCCGCGGGGTGCGAGGCTTGAGCGGGGAAGGCTTCTCGATCACCCCGACATCGCCGTCGCGGTAGTCGACCGGCGTGAGGCTCTTGTCGGTGGAGGCGGACCGCTCCACGACGACCCGCCTCCCCTCACGGTTGTTGAGGTTCTCGTTTACCCGCTGCCGCCATCCGCGGATCCAGTCCCCACCCACCCAGTAGAGAACCCCGCGCTCGCCCTTCTCCCCCGGTTCCAACGTGGGCAGGCCCATCGGTCACCTCAGACGGCGGGGGTGGCTTGACGCTGCCACTCCGTCCGCCGGTAATGATCCTCCGAGCAATATCCGAGGTAGAGCCACTTGCCCTTCTTGATCGCCGAGGTCTCGTTGCAGTCCTTGGTCGGGCACAACATCGGGTCGGTCAGCTTGTACCCCTTCTGCTGGTAACGGAACAATCCGTCGTTGAGCGACCCGGCCACGTTGTTGATCTGACCCTCGAATGGGATCTGCACCAGCGTCCCGTCGGGCTTGATCATCTTCATGGTCCGGTCCAAGAACCCCTCAGTGGGTGGTCCCCACCGAGTCCGATCACCGAGCAGGTCTGCAACCAGGGCCTCCTTGCGCTCGGCGAACTCCTCGGGGGTGTAGGTCGTCCGGTCGAAACCCTGCTTGGTGCGGGCCTTGTTTTCCTCGGCGATCGTCGCCTTGAGCATCTCGTCGAGTTTCTTGTCCCCGTAGTGGGCGACCACGTCCTCGGGAGTCTCGAACAGGAACTTGGCGACGTCCCTGGTCGGTTTCAACTCCTCGATCTGGCGCTCCTGCTCGGTGACCTGGGCAGCCAGCACCGCCTTTGCCGCCTCGGTCTCAGCCGCGGTCAGCTCTTGCTCCTCGATCTGCGCTCTGAGCGCCTCATTCTCGGCGGCGAGATCCCGTTCGGGTGCCTCTGTGGTCATTCGGGTGCTCCTCGATCTGCTGATGGCTTCGACCCCGAGCGTACCCCAACCCGGGCCCGGGCCTCGTCCTCCGCACGGTTCTCCGCGGCGAGGGCGGCCTCCGCACGGTGGCCCGCTGCGATCTCCTCATGCTCGGCCACCATCCGAGCGTGCTCCTCCTCCTCGGTCAACACTGGGACCGGGGCAGGTGGTTTCTTGGGGGCCGCCGGCTTGGTGGGCGGCTTGGCCGCGGGAGCCTTACCCGCGGTGGGTTTCTTGGCTGTCGCCATTGGTGCCTCCTCGTAAACAACATCGGGCAGGGACCAAGTTAGCCCCTGCCCGAGTTGAATCAGGTCAACGCCACTGCCAGAACTCGACAAAGTCGACGTCGAACGCAACCGCGTCCGCGCCGCCCGAGTCCTGCCAATGAGCGATCTTGGGTTCCGCTTCCTCGTCGTCGTCGATAACCGCGAGCACCGCCGCAGCGAGCTCGCCGTCGATCCACGCCTCCACGTAGCGGGGTCCGCCCTGCCCGTTGGCGCCTGACCATTCGACCCTGACCACATGCCAGGCACCCACCACCGCCGTCGTTCCCGACGTCAGAGTGGAGACACCCTCGATGTTCGCGGCGACGTCGCCGTGATCGCCAGAGTCGGCTTGCAGGCTCAACACGCCCGCATCGGAGTCGAGCCAGATCCCCACCGTTGGGGAGGTGGCCGTCACTGAATCGTCCAGCCCGATACGGAAGTTGCCGGAGGCGAGCTCGACCGGGTACCGGAACTTGGCGGCGAAACCGCCGCCGTTCGGCCCGAACACGAACCCGTCCTCCTCCAACCGCAGACAAGACCCGTCACCGTTGGCCGTCGCCGCGGTGGTCTGTCGGAGGATTCCGACCTCGCCAGCCGCGGTCGGGTTCGTCAACGCGTATGTGGACGCGTTGCCGATCGTGATGATCTCCCAGTCCAACTCCCCGACGAGAGCGTCGGCAACAGAGTCGTTGTGCAAGAAATCGTCTTTGATCCAGAACCCGTCGAGAGGGCTGACAGGCCGTTCATATCTGAAAGGCATCTGTCACCACCCCTCAGACTCTCGGCAGCCAGAGGCTGTAGTAGTCGATGTCCCACGCCACGGCATCGGCTCCACCGGAGTCCTGCCAGTGGACGATCTTGGCCTCCATCGGCTCATCGTCGTCGATGTTGCACGGCAGCGTCCCCGCCAGGTGGCCGTCCACCCAAAACGTGACAGCGTCCGGGCCGCCCTGAGCGTTCGCACGCCCCGAGCCGACGAACCGGAGCTTGTGCATGGTGCCGACGACCATCGTGGTCCCCGACGTCAACGTCGGGATACCGGTCACCGCCAGCGACGTGTCGCCGTGGGCCGCCGAATCGGTCCGCAGGGTGAGAACCCCCGCGTCGGATTCGATGGTCACGCCAACAGTCGGACGGGTAGCCGTTACCGAGTCGTCCATACCGATACGGAAGTTGCCCGAAGCCAACTCCACCGGGTATCCCACCAGCGCCTCGAACACGAAGCTCGAAGGCTTGAGCACGATCCCGTCGGTGAACCCTCTCAGCACTTCGCCGTCGCCGTCAGCGGTCGCGGCCGTGGTGATCCGAAGAACACCGTTCGGCTTGGACGTCTGCAAGGCGAGCGTCGAAGCGTTCCCGATCGTTGCCAGCTCCCACCCGAAGTTACCGACGAGACCGTCGGCCACCGAGTCGTTGCCGTTGAAGTCGTCGTAGATGAACGAACCGGCGGAAGGTGACAGCAATTCAGCTGGTGAACTCATTTCATCCTCCTATCGGTCCGTGATGATACCGACACCGGCATCATCATCGACTTCGCCGACCGCGTAGGCGGACGTGCCGACCAGCTCGGAGGCACGGAGAGACGCATCCCTCTCGGTCTCCATCCTGGTTGCCCACTTCTCCACCATTGCGATCGCCCTGTTGGATCCGAACATGAACCCCGCCGAGTCTGCTCCGGCGTTGGCGGTGGGAACCGTGGTGTATTGGAACACCTCGACTCCGTGCCAGTTGCCCAAGTAGTTCCCGTTGGGGGTCAGGTCGTTGATCTCGGCGCGGATTGACCGCCCACCGGTTCCAACGACGGCTCCGAGAGTGGTGCCGATCGAGTCCATCAGGTCAAACGCCTGCTGGGTGTGCAGCACCGCCACGTAGGGTCCGGGGATCCGTTGCAACATCAGCGTCGCTCGCGCGTCGATGAAGTTGGCTTCGGTCAGGTTCACTCCCGTGTTCGAGATCGAACGTGAGAATCCACCACCGAGCGAAGCGATGTCAGTCAACAGCTTCTCAGCTATCGCCTGGCCCATCTGCGACCCGTAGTCAGCCGCATCCACAAGGGATGACGACTGGTTGAGGTCGGTGGGAGTCAGCTTCAACCCGACCTCCCCGACCGTCAGCGGGACGTTCGAGGGGGTGTAGGGGGTGTTGGTCATGTCGACGCCATCAGCGATCGACGCGGCCGCCAGCCTCGGTTTCTTGGTGAACCTCTCAGTCGTTGAGTGATACCCAGCGAGGCTCTTACGCCAGATGAACGGGAGCAGCCCTGCGGCCGTCTCGTATAGCGCCTCGAGCATCGAATCCCTCGCAACCCGATACTCCACGGAGAAGTTCCCCGAGGTCTGGTTGTAAGTGATTTCGTTTGGCAAAGGCTCTCTCTCTTTCGAGTAGAGCCCGCACTCCTAGATCAGAAGGTGCGGGTCGGTTCAGCGACCCGGTTCTCCTTGATGGCCTTTTCCATAGCAGCGGGGTCGGTGAGCAGCGCTTTGTACTCCGGTGACCCAATCTGAATCAGAGTGGTGACACCGTCGAGAGGCTTACTGCCCGAGTCGAGTCCTGGCGATGGCCCAAACCCGTTCCCCGCTGACTCAGTCGCCGGCGGTTGGCCGGCGGGTTCGCCTTCGGGTGGGGTCGGGGGAGCTTCGACGCCGCGGAACGCAGCGAGGACGGGAGCAAACTCGTCTGAGGTGACATGGGCCACAACGTTCTCCCGTGGCACATCGGTGAGACGATTCGAGATCATCTCCGCCGTGGTGAACGGGTCGGCCACTTTCCCCATGAGGGCGCGGCTTGCGTCGTGAACCTTCATCATCGAGTCGAGGGCTCCTGTCACAGTTGCGGCCGTTGCCACCGCCTCATCCCGCTGGCGTTTGATGTCGTCGAACGCCTGACGGTCTGATGCTTCGGCGGACGCCGAGAGGACCGGATCCTTTTCTCCTGCCATTTACTCCTCCTTATGGCGATCGCCTAACGGTGGTGAGAGGGCCGCACACACCGTCCTACTCGTTGGGCCATTCCGACCACTTCCCCGGCAGGCCAATCCGGTTGGGCGTCGCTCACGCTAACACCAAATTGAGAGAGCCCCCGACAATGGCCGGGGGCTCTGCTCTACCTGGGCCGGGGAATGGTGTGTCCAGCTTGCTGATAGTTACCTCCTTTCAGACCAATCGGGTTCCGTCGGGTCTGCGGTAACCGAGGTTGTCGAGGGCGGTGTGGATCGCCGCTTTCAAGGTGGCTTCACTCGCACCGGCGTGGGCGGCCCACGCTGCGGCGACCGCAGCCATCGTCGCCTCCTGGTCGGCGAGCCCGTCGGTGTGCTCGTCGTAGACGAACGGGTCGGACACCCGCTCCCACCCCTCTTGGATACGGAATCCGCGTCGGTTGCCCCGCCCGATCTTGGCGAGGTGGAGCCGGTTGGTGTCCTTGCGGTGGAACTGGCCGATCACCCGGGCGATGATCGCCAGCACCCCGGCGAAGATAGATGCGGTGGGTACCGACACGTTGATGGCGACCACCATCGGAGTGACCGTCGCCCCAGCGGTGATCGTGGGTGTAGGAACCGTGGCCAGGATGGCAACCACCGCCGGCGCGCCACTCCCCGGAATCGAAGGGGTCGGGGTTGGCACGTCGGCGACTGCGGCGACCGGGTCGGGGGTTACCACAGAGGCGGCGAGGACGCCCGGGGTGGGCGCGGTCGCGACCGCGGGGACGGTCTGAGGGTTGACTATGGCATCGAGGGTGATCCCCGGAGTCGGAACGGCGGCTATCGCATCAACGGTGAGCGGTTCCACCACTGCTCCTGCGGTGATCCCCGGAGTCGGAACGGTGCCCACCGCGGCGACGGTGTCAGGGTTGGCGAAGGGTGCGATGTCGATGGTCGGCGTTGGTGCCGTTGCGACAGCGGCCACCGCAGCGGGGGTGACGATGGAGGCGGCCAGGATGACCGGAGTCGGGGACGTGGCCACCGCAGCCACCGCAGAGGGAGTGACCAGGGCCGCTCCCAACGCTGCCGCGGTGGGTGCCGTCGCGGTGATCGCGACCGTGGCTGGGGTGACCGTTGCCGGGGTGCCCCCCACCGGCGGGATCGACTTGGTGGCCGCGATATACGCTGCCGACGTGGACCCGGCGAAGGTGCCCGGGTCGGTGGTGGAAGCGGTGAGAACCCGCTCCGCCGACCCCATATTGTCTCCGCCCGAGCCGTTGACCAGGCCGGTGTAATTGGTGGGCGCAGCCGTTATCGTCCCCGACACTTTCGTACCGGCGACGATCCACAAGTAGTCGGCGGAACCGCCGGTCGGGGTATGCGCTGGGGGGTTAGGAGTGGACGCGGTACCGGTAGCGAACGTGACCTCAATGTCAGCCACATCACCCGACCACGACCCCGCCTCGATCCGGCGGACATGGGCGATAGCAAACGCGTTGGCTGAGGTGAGATGGTTGACGTTGGTGCCGTCCTCGGTTCCTACCGCGGACTTCTCGAAATGCGTTTGACGGTCAGTGTTGGTTTGGGTGCCACGGGAAGTGAACCCGGTGGCAGTAACCGTCGCCGTACCAGTGTTCAGAAAGATCGAATCCAACAGGTCGCCGGCGGTGACAGTGGCGGGCATCGGCACGTTGTGAGTGGTGGTAGCCGAGGAGAAGAACTCGGTGTAGGCGCGGGAGAGGACCACCGGGGAGGAGCGGCGAGGATTGGTGACCTCTTGATGCACGGTGACATTGCCGCCGAGCACCCACCCCGACTGTCGCTGCCACACATGATCGCCACCCCTGGCCGGCCGACAGGCGATCCGACGTGACCCTCCCAAGTCGACCCGTTGGCGAGTCTTGGTGAAGGGGGCCAGGACGAATATCTCGGTCAACGCCCCCAACGCGTAGGAGATGGTGAGCGTGTCCTCAGTGTCGTTCTGGCCGTAGAACCCAACGATCTGACCGGCGACGTCGTCGTAGATCAGGCCGAAATCGTCGAGGTCTTGGTCGGGGAGTCCACGTCGTATCAGGATCTCGGCCATGCCGGCCTCAGATCACGGGACGTAGTCGATGTAGGCGATGGCTCGCCGAAGCACCTCTGGATCATCTTGGAACGTCCCGAGCCCCCTATTGCAGTTGGTACAGAGCAGCCCGCGCACGCGGCCCGAGTCATGGTCATGGTCGACATGCAACCAGAAGTCCTCGCCGAACTGGCTGATCCTCCCAACTGGCTCGGTCCGCCCACAGATCGCACACGCACACCCTTGGGCATCACGCAAAGCCTCATAGTCCTCGATGGTGATGCCATATTTCTTCTTGAACTGATAACGCCGCATCGCGACATACGCGTGCCCTGATGCAATATTGGCTCGCTCCTTGCAGCGGCGAGAGCAGAACGTAGCGCGAGTGCGATACCGCGATTGAAACTCGTTACCACAGTGATCACACGTCCGAGCGAAGGGGCCCACGTTCGGGTCAGCAGCACGGCGTTCCCGTCCGAGATGTTTCGCACATCGCTTCCGAGACGCCGCAGGAGAGTCACAGCCGTCGGCCTCGCATATTGCTCTTGGACGTGTGGTCCGATGATCATGCTCAACGGGATTGCCCCACCGCTTCCAGCGCATGTAGTGAGTCCGGCACCATCCTCGCGCCACGATCGGGTTCTGACATCCATCAACACTGCACATCTCGACACTGTAGCGTGACGCGTGAGGGGGCTATGGCTGGTAGTCTATGCTCCCGATACCCCCGGCAGCCCACTGGACGGTGAGGTTGGCTGCGGTTGCCGACGCCGGGGCGGTGAAGTCCGAGAGCAGCACCAGCTCCGACGTGGCGGACACGGTCGTCCACCGCATCAACGCCCCCGCCTCAGCATCGGCGATGGTCACCGTGGCGAACACGGTGTCCGCCGCGTCGAGCATGAGCACACCCGAGGAGAGGGTGATCTCGGTGGAGGTGACCGCCACCCCACCAGCGGTGTACCCAGTACCAGTTACCTCGTTGGTGAGGTCGGCGTGGAAGTCGTGGGTGTCGAAGTTGGGGGCGTAAGTGTTGGTGACGAGAGCAAGCTGGCCGTCCTCAGCCTCCAACGAATCCCCCAGCGTGTCGATCAGGAACTTCTCGAGGGTGAGCCCGTACCAGCCTGGTGCAACTGCCATCAGAGTTGTCCTGTCGCCTGTCGGATCGCCTTCGCCAACTCATACACCGTCCGGTTGTCGGTCGCCTCAAACTCGGCGTCCATCAGGCTCAACACGTCTGAGAGGTTGACCCACAGTGACTCGGTGCCGTCCTCGGCGACGTGCCGGAACTTGCGGAGCTGGTGGCGCTTGGTGCCTGGGACGACCAGCGCCCCGGGTCGTTGGATGCCGAGCCGCTCGTAGATCTGGTCGGCGGGGACGATCACCTCATCAAGGGGCATCTGCTTGCTCCCTCGCCCGACGGAGCGGGTCGCGAACCTTGTGGACGTCGGCGGCCGCCTTCTTGATCGCCGCCCGCTGCTCTCGGGTGAGTGGGATCCGCTGCCCACAGGTTTCGCACACCTGACGCTCAGGCTTGGCGGCGGCAAGGGCCTCCTCGGCGTCGGCGACTTTCGCCTCCAACCGAAGCCGGTCACCCTTGCTCAGCGGAGCCGCCTTAGCCATCAGTGACCGCCTCTCCGGTGCTGACACTGACCTTGGTGGAGACCCGCTCCGGGCGGACGATCCCCTCCATGCGGCCGTCGGCGTGGTCGATCTGAAACCCGGCACGTCGACCGGTTGCGTCGACAAGTTTCCGCACCCGCACATTCCCACCGGTCGCCTGGTTGATGGTGCGGAGTTTGTCCAAGTCGATCGACTTGCTCATCGAGGTCGCATCCTAACCATCGGGTCTAGTCGTAGATGACAGTCACGTCGAGCGCCGCGTCGGACAGGGTGACGATCAGCCCGTTCACTCCACAACCGTACTCCCATGACGTGCCCGAGAGTGCGGAGTCGATGATGGCGATGGCGCCGGTCGCTGAGTCGGTCACCGTCACCGTCGAAGCGGCCACCCCCGTGTTCACCGTGATCCGACGCAGGGTCTTGGCGCCGGTGATGGCGTTCGCCGCTGCGGCCACATAGTTCTTGAACGACGAATGTGGGGAACCCATTGGACCGCCAGACTAGCCCTACACGCCGCCGAGACCCGGAATCCTCAACCGGCCCTGATCGTCGAGGAACCCTCCACCACCCTCGAACCCTTCCGACGCCGCCCGCCGGTCCCGCTCGAAGCGGGCCAACAACCCCAGGGTTTTACCCGAGCTCATCCCCGTCGGGGACTCCCGCCCGAACGCCGCCGAGATCAGATCCTCCTCGGCGATCCCCAACTTCCCACGCTCCACCTCAGTCGAATACCGGATCATGTTGAACGACAGTTGCTGCGCCAACTCGGTGTACGACTCGGGGGTCAACAACCGGTCCGAAGTGGTCACCAACTCCATGATCAGCGGAATGTCCTCGTCATCGAGGCCGATCCCCGAAAGCTCCAATGCTTGAGCGGCGGCGGCGGTGTTGAGCGTTTCGATCACCTCTTGAGGGCCGTGGCCACGCAACGCGTTGATGTACCCCGCCTCGTCGAGGACTGGCAGCCCCGCCGCTTGGAGGATCAGATTGGAGTAGGCGAGGGTCTCAGGACGGCGGCGCAACGACTCGCCCGCTTCGAGCACCTGAGCGGCAGCACCCGCCGTCCACCCCTCATTGATCAGGTCTTGAAGGACGGCCGTATCCGCCCGGTTCGACCCGTCGAAGGGCCTGATCGCCGCCCGCATCTGGTTCTCATCAGCGACGAGTTGAGCAACCGCATCACCGACGGTGACGTTGCCGGTCAGGTACTTGTCGATCACCTTCCCGAACCGGTCGGTGAACGCCTGGGTTTT